CGAGAAGGAAGCGAAGAAGAATGTGAAAACACATACCTCAGTATTATTTAAAGATGCTAACAAGAGTGAACCACGAGATTCAGAAAAAACTAACAAACCACGGTGTTTTGCAGCAGGTCCATTGCATTACACATTGTTAATTCGTAAGTGGTTTGGACGACTTAATGCCCTATTTATGAAAGCCCGTCAAAGAACCGGTGTTATGATTGGAATAAATGCTACTAGTAAAGAGTGGAGTCAATTGTGGCGACATCTATGTTCTTTTTCACATTGGTTTGATGGTGACTATGAGATGTGGGATGGTGCTATGCGTAAAGAATTTCAGGAAAAACTCAATTATGTATTATCTCAATTGTGTGATGATCCACAGATAGGAGCAGTTCTATTAGCTCACTTGTGTGAAACAACTAGAGTAGGTATGGATTTTTCATATATAACAACACATTCCGTACCGAGTGGACACGGATTAACAGCTTTGTATAATTCTTTAATAAATAAGATGTATATAGCATATGCCTGGTATTTGTTAGTAGGAAAAAGTATGGGATTATCAGTGGATTCTTTGATTGCTCAATTAGATAAGGATGTGTTCGCTCCTGTTTATGGTGATGATATTGTAGCTGCAGTTGCTGATCGAATAGCTTCAAAATTCAATGCTATTTCTTATGCTACCATTATGCGAGATTTAGGACTAGGTTTTACATCAGCTGATAAGAAAGTACAAGATAAACCGTTTAAATCATTAAGAGATATAACTTTCTTGAAACGTCACTTTTATGCTAATCGTAGGTTAAATGATATTGTGGGACCTCTAGATCTGAAGGTCTTACAATCAATGGCTGGTTATGTGCGGGAAAAATCTAGAGATCAGGAAATAACAACACAAAAAATGGATAGTATCCAACGGGAATTATATCTCCATTCCTATGAAACGTATACTATAGTATGGAATAGTTTATTGGAATGTTATGAAAAAGCCTTCAAAATACCCTATTATGGTCTGACTGAACAACAGATGATTGATTTGTATAATAGGGGGGAATTGCGTAGTGATCTTATGGAATTGAATGCTGAGAGCAATTATTGTTTACCAGGTAAACGTAAATTGCGTAATAAATGTCGTATGTAAC